TTAAAAAAGGGGTAGTAGATGGCGTTACCTAGTTCTGGACCAATAAGTATAGGAGATATCGCAGGTGAATTTGGTGGATCTGTACCTCACTCTCTTTCCGAATACTATGGAAAAGGTAATGCTCCATCCTCTGGTGCAATATCAGTAGCGGCAGACTTTTATGGAACTTCCGCCGCTTATTCAATTAACTTTCTAGTTGTTGGAGGCGGAGGCGGAGGTGGTTGCAGTTTAAATGGTGGTGGAGGTGGAGCTGGAGGTTTCAGAACTTCCACACAATCAGTTAATGCTGGAACAACTATCACTGTTACTGTAGGTGCAGGAGGTGGGAATAGCACCTCAAACTCCAATGCAGGAAGTGGTGGTGCATCATCTGTGTCAGGTTCAGGTATGACTACAATCTCAAGTGCTGGTGGTGGTCGTGGTGCTACAAACAACAGTTCACTTGGTTTTAATGGTGGTAATGGTGGATCAGGTGGAGGTGGTACACAAAGTAATGGTAGTGGTGGATCAGGTAACGTACCGAGCGTATCACCGAGTCAAGGAAATAATGGTGGTGCTGGTATTAGTACAACTGGAGCAAACACTGGACAAGGTGGTGGCGGAGGTGGTGCAAGTCAAGCTGGAACTCCTGGATCTAATTCAAGTGGTGCTGAAGCCGATGGTGGCAATGGTTCTTCTTCATCTATAACTGGTTCTTCTGTAACTTACGCAGGAGGTGGTGGAGGTGCTGGTAGAGGTGGCACAAGGGAAGGTGATGGTGGCTCTGGAGGTGGTGGACCTGCCTCTAATGGAACTGGAACAAGTGGAACTGCTAATCGTGGTGGTGGAGGTGGTGGCTCAGGTAGTAGTACTGGTTCATCAGGTGGTTCTGGTATTGTTATATTAAGTGTGCCAACGGCAAATTATTCAAACTCTAAAACTGGTTCACCTTCTGTTTCAACAAGTGGTAGTAATACTATAATGCAATTTACTGGATCAGGGAGTTATACTGCGTAATGGCACATTTTGCTAAAATAGGATCTAATAATCTTGTAGAAGAAGTAGTTGTAGTAAATAACGAAGTTATAACAGATACTGATGGTGTTGAACAAGAACAGTTAGGTATAGATTTTTTAACTAACTTAACTGGACATACAAATTGGAAAAAAACTAGTTACAACACATTAGCAGGAGCACATAAAAACGGTGGGACTCCTTTCAGAAAAAATTATGCAGTTGTTGGATATACTTATGATGCAACAAGAGATGCTTTCTATGAGTCACAGCCATTTACATCATGGACTTTAAATGATACCACTTGTATGTGGGAAGCACCATTGAGCCTACCTAGTGATGCTAGTGATGAAATTATATACGAATGGAATGAGGATCTTTATCAATCCGACAATACAAAAGGTTGGGTTCTTCGTGAGTTTGAATAAAGATTTCATACATAGTTGGACAATGCCAGAGTATATATGTGATGAAATATTACATTATTATCACAATAACACTGATTTACATAAAGAAGGCGTGATTGAATATGGTAACTCTAAAAGAGTTAGCAACGATAAACAAGCAACTGAAATACATATATCCCCAGATAATAATGACAGACCTTTTGGTGATTACCGAAGTTTTTTACAAAAAGGTTTAAATGAATATTGTGAGGAATATCCTCATGTAAATAATATGTACTCTTTTAATGTGACAGAAACATACAACATACAACATTATAAAAAAGATGAAGGTTTTAAAATTGAACATTTTGAAAGAACTGGTCAATTTGATTATACAATTAAGCGTTGTTTAGTGTTTATGACTTACTTAAACGATGTAGATGCTGGTGGCACTAAATTTATATATCAAAATAGAACTATCAAAGCACAAAAAGGTAAAAGTCTTATCTTTCCATCTGATTGGACACACACTCATGTAGGACAGATATCTTCAACACAAGAAAAAACTATTGTTACTGGGTGGTTTAGTCATCTTTGGTAAATTTAACAATGAGGACAGAAGTGCAACTAATTGAAACAGATAATCAAGAAAGTACATGGGAAAACGCAATATATCCATATTGGGTTTTTGAAAATGTTATCAATCCAGAAGTTTGCCAACAAATAATTACTTTAGGTAAAGATAAATGGATGAAAGCTCAGATTGGAAGCAAAAAGAGAATAGACACAAAAACAAGAAGAACAGATGTTGCATGGTCTAATGATGATTGGCTTTACAATATTTGTTGGCATTATCTGCATACAGCAAATAAAAATTCAAACTGGAATTTTGAAATAAGTTCTTGTGAGCCAATGCAAATCACTAAATATAAAAAGAATGGACACTATGATTTTCATCAAGATGGTAATGGCTTTACTAGATTTGATAATCCAAAGAATAATTTTCTTCACGGTAAAACAAGAAAACTGTCTATGACTATTGTTTTAAATGAAGATTATGAGGGTGGAGAGTTTGAGTTTTTTGATGACAAAAGTCTAATAAAAGAAAAGATAGGAACTGTTATAGTTTTCCCATCTTATATGGTACATAAAGTTAGACCAGTTACAAAAGGAACTAGGTATTCATTAGTAGCGTGGTTTTGTGGAGAACCTTTTATTTAGAGCATGAGAGGATAAGATTATGCCTTTAACAAGTTTGAAATTTAGACCTGGAATCAATAGAGAAATAACCTCTTACTCTAACGAAGGTGGGTTCTTTGATTGTGAAAAAGTTAGATTTTATGCTGGGTTTCCAGAAAAAATAGGTGGTTGGGTTAAAGCAACTGACAACACTTATCAAGGAACAGCCAGAGCTTTACACAACTTTGTAGCATTAGATGGTTCTAATTTTCTAGGTGTAGGCACACATTTAAAATATTATTTAGAAGAGGGTGGTAATTTTTTTGACATTACTCCCACTCGTAAAACTTCCACAAACAGTATAACTTTTTCTGCAACTGATGGTTCTGCTGAACTTACAGTTACAGACTCAACACACG